CCTCCTTACAGTTAATAAAAAACTCTTAGTGCATAGCCCTCGTTAAAAGGCTATGCGGCTAAAAACTCTTAGCGTAGGACTAGCCCAAGATAAGGGCTGTATGCTCAGGCTTGATGTTTTTAACGCCCCAAGCCAGTGATACTTCATAACGCACCTTGCGATAACCGAGGTACAATGCAAATTCCATTGTTAGCCCGCTGCGAGGATCAGTGATCAGCATACGGTCTGTGGCTTGGTCGCCCTCAGCCGGTAGCGCTGGTGCTCTTGAAGCAAGCACCAAAGCGTTTTCAGAAAACGCCATGTTGCGCGTACTGGCAGCTAAAACAGTGATTGCTTTTGTTGCTGCAGACATTGCAACGCGCAGGCCTGGTGCGGACAAAGTGATTGTTCCACCGCCTGAAACGTCGGCGTCGCCTGACGCAACAACGTACTTGTTTGCGTCACCTGCGAAAGTAACAACATCACCAGCAAGTATTGTTCCAGTTCCGACAGATGCCAGCGTTAGAACAGTTGCGCCAACCGCATAACCAGCATCGTTGGTTGTAGCGCTTGCGCCTGTGCCAGCAACATGACTCTCGACGAAGCCAGATTCACGCAAAGGCATACCCGCACGATCTACCAAAATGCCTTGAGACATAATAAGATCAGTACCGGCAGAATTCACAGCGCCCTGCTTGCCCAAAAGGGTAGCTCCTGCCGTGGTATCCATAACGATACGAGCGTTAAAATCACCGCCGTTATCTTTTAGCACTTTACGTGCAAAAGTCGCGTCTGTGTAATCGTTGATTGTAGCAAAAGGAGTTGTTCCAGCCGTGCCTACCGCTCGGCTAAACGTAGACTGCAAACCACATAGATCCGCTTCCACTTCGTTGACAACGGCTCTAATCGCTTGTGCGATCTTTTGCGCTCGAACGCTGGGAAAACCCGGTCCGGTATTTAGGCCTTTTACCTGCTCGCCAATAAAGCCAAACTCAGCCGCGCGCGACTTAGTGATTACGATATCAGTATAGCCGGACGTCTGCCCAGTAGGTTCTGGAATGGTCATTGCCGGCGTAATGTCGCTTACGTTGCCCGCTGGCTCAACATCAACTCGAATGTTTTGGCCTACGGCCGCGCGTTCTGCCGAAGCGTTTCGTGTAACCGAAGGAATCATTCCAGTCATTTCTCTCGAAACAATGTCAAGCCCTTCGTAAATGTCCGGCACTAAGCCGGTTATAGTATTCTCAGCCATGTTAAATAGTCTCTGAAGGTTAAAAAATTGCGGATCAAGCCGCGTCGGTTAGTGTTCCACCATCTTTAAGATAGGCCGACCTGTCGCCCGCTCCCATCTCATCAAATTGGCTTCTTGTTATCACTTTACCTTCGGCCCCGCCTCCAGCGTTGTTAGTTCCATTGCCCCCGGCTTTGGACCCAACGATCAACGGAGCATATGCCGCGTTGGTCTTAAATTCTGTGGTTAGCTCTTCGACCGTTAAGGCTGAGGGCTTTCCGTCGACTCCCAGAACAACAGTTTTGGCTTGTCCCGTTTCATCGAACTCTGTTTTTAGTCGTCTGCCAATGGCATCGGCTAATATTCCTTGCGACCCTGCAATTGAAATACTTGCAGCTATCGATGTTGCCGTTGCTCCGGACGTAGCCGAATGCAATTGACCTGTAATACCTTCCAGCCTAAGCGCCTGTGCGTCGAACTTGCCTTGCCAAGATTTATTGATTGCGTCAATATCTCCAGACTTGTTGGCTGCCGCTAAATCTGCCGCGGCCTGTGTTGCCGCCGCTTTTTGTGTTGCGGCTTCCTCGGCTGCTTTTGCTGCCTTCTTTTCACCTAGCAAATCTGCCAGATTCTTTTTAAGGCCAGCAACGTCTTCTGTTTCTGGCATACCCTCAACGATTAACGTGAAGTCTTCGCCGGTTGCCTTGTACAGTGCTTTGTTGGCGTCGTCTAATGCTGCATGCTCTTCTTTGCTTACCTTATATTTCATAAACTACCCCTGGTAATTTTAGATTAATGCCGCCCAGCGACACGTTAGTGCGAATAATAAAACGATCAGTACAGTACTGTCAACCTTTTAAACTAAACGTTCTAATTCTGCCTCCTGTGCATGAGTCACGCTTCATAGCATATTTAACGGCCTTCTTTGCGCTGCAACCAAGGTCCATGGCTGTTAGCGCATGATCAGCGCCACTGCCTCTTGCTAAAGGATTCCCTTTTCTCTCTTTTTGCCAATAATACCCGTCCTCTTTTGTTATTCCTGCGGTATAAATATCTTTGCCCATAACTATGATTGCATGAGTGCTTATAGCGTCCGGGTAGTCTGCCTTTTATCCATTCTCAACAGCGTCAATCAACGTATCTTCATCAGCAGATCTTCCACAAAAGAAATAGTAAACGCCGTTCGACTCTTTACACTTATTGCAATTATCGTCAACAATAGTTGATCCTGCGGTTTCTCTTGAGTCATAAGCGATAAGGCCGTTTTTGTCTAGCGCTATAGTTGTCATAGCCCCGCCATTTCAAATGCCGTTGGTTCTAGCTTTTTCATTTCCGCTAAAGTCAATGGCTGGAATTGATTGTTTAAATTGAGCTCACCAAATCTCTTGGAAGATAATCCGCCCTCGTTCATTAGCTTTGCGCGTACCGGCCCAATGGCAGATTCTTGGAACCCTTTTGGCTGCTGTTTTAGCCATCCATAATAACTGTCTTTGGCGCTAATCGACTCAACGCCATTCGGACCCCTTGCGGATCTGGTTGCTCCCTCTCTCAGTGATTTGAACCGATCGTCCAAAACCGCAACAATGCTAGACCTGCAATTTATATGAATTGGCGGTCTCGGCCCTTTGTCTATCTCAAATGTTCTGCCATCCATTGACCGGCAAACCTGAGAAGTCTTGCCATCAAAAGTAGACGTCCATCTGACCTGTTTAACAATGTCCTTGTTTGCTTCCCATGTGGTTTCTCTTGCCTGTACTGCTGTATGTTGTAGCGCCGTTCTTACCACGGCATTTAGGCTGTTACCAACCCTTGCGATAATCCCGTTTTTAAATCCTTGGCTTCTTGTGCCTCGAATCGATTGCAATATCTTACTTGTGCTCTGGCCTTCGTAATAACCCGTGCGAATAGCCAATGAAATGGCGTCTATCTGCGCTGTTGTTTTGCCTTTGATGAAATCACCAAGAAGCATACCATTATCGACTCCAGCCACGGATAGAGGGTTTGTCATCACTGCGGAATTCAAGGCCGATGCCGTTGGTGTGTTAAAATCAGCCTTTACAACTTGATCCAAGCTCCTAACCTCAAACCCAGCCTCATACTCTGCCAGCTCTTTAGCCTGTGCCAGTATTGACGCGCCTATGTCCTTATTAATAATTGACAGATCGCCCTTAACGGACGCTATAAGGCGCTCAAGCTTGGCTCTCTTAAAATCTGTTATTTCTTTACCGGCAAGCCTGGCGGTCACAGATTTATCCATGACCTTTAGAAACTCAAGGTTCTCATTGACCGCCTGAGTCTTAAGCCGCTCCAAATGCACTTGGTGGCGCGTCGCGATCTCGATTAGCTCGGCGGGCGTTATCATGCATCAAGATCCGGCATGTTTATGCCTTGGCCTAACTCGTCTTGATATTCTTCAATGGTTTTCGCTGGATCAATTATGTTGTGCCTTTGCTGCCATCTTAGAAAGTCGGCCGCAGGTATTGCTCCGCTGATAAAGCCAGCTATAATCTCGCGCAACATGTTGGCGTCTGCGGTAGGTGACACAAAGTCCTGATTAAGCGTGTAAACCGTTTGCTTTGGGTCAGTACCCATAAACAAGGCCACCCATTCAAGCGCCTTTTCGTATGCGTCTGTCACATTGGAAACGATTAAAGATAATACCGAATGCTGCGCCAATAGCTCACCAGCGGATTGTGTTGCTGTCTTGTTGGCGCTGCCGGGTGTTATAAACATGGCTCCCAGACCTATCATTGTCTGAACCTTGTCGGCCATAGCTTCTTTGGCTAATGTGTCTGGCTCGACCTGCACAATGCCCAGCTTCTCTCCGGGAGGCACGCCCATCACTGTTCTAGAGCCAAAATACATGTCATTAGTTTTCATTAAATCTATGTGCGTTTGAGTTATTCCAGACATCCAGACTTGCGGCTGGCCAACCTGATAGACGGCGTCCTCATATATGGCGGAATTGTTTAGATGCCCCTTATTAATCACGCAAAGGTCGTGCATTGGAGCGGGATCTATTTTTGTCGTATTGGATTCAGACCCAACAAACACGAAAGGAATTTCTGAAAGCGTAGAGCCAGCGCTGTCCACGGGAAATATCTCTTCACCGGCAACCCATGTTTCTTCGCCGTTTACTTTTAACCGCTCCCATGTGACCGTTGAATAAACTTCTCTATCGGTCACATATTCTAGCTTTAGCTCAAGGCGAACAGGTACAGTTTTAAAGCTAAACCCATCCTCGCCTTGTATATCTTTATTGTAAGCGAGAACAACCTTACACAGCACAATGCGCGATCCTATGCTTTTGGTTTTCCAGTTGATTATTTGATTTGCATCGAATTTTGTTATGGTGGCAGCGATTCCTCCGCTAGCCAACTGCGCAACAGATAGCTCGCCGCTAGTCTTTGGGAAGTCTACCATAAGACCGCTTCTACCAATTCTTGAAACATCTCTAACAACGTCTTGGGCTTGTTGATCGATACCTGTTCCAGCGCCGTCAACGTTCGTTTTTATGTATTCTAGCTGCTTTACAACCTCGAGCTCGGGCGGCTTTGAAAACGCCTTACCAACCAATCCACGAGAGGTATATCCAGCGATAGCGTAGAATATCGCCCGCTTTTTAAACTGCTCATTCCTTGCGCCATTTTCTCTGCTATTGTCCTGTATATTAAGAACATTTATATACTGCTTAACGTCTTTTGAGTCGCAAATGTTATTGACAAACTTCCAAGAATCAACATTACCGTCATATTCTGGGTGCTTAAAATCAACGCCTTTTTTTGTTTCTGCCATGTTCTAAAATCCCACTTTAATATTAGTGATAATTAATTGTTCCTTGACCGTCCATTCCACATCGACCATATAACCTATCGCTGTTGTAATGTGCTGGTAATCGTTTCGCTGATCCTCTTGAAACGTAGACCCTTCTTGAAGCTGTACTGTGCTTAGGCCTTTGTCGCACCAAGGCGCGGTTAAGGGGTTGACAAACAATGTTCTTTCGCCCTCCATCGGCTTTATCTTTGCCCTTACTGCGTTCTGTCTGTCCTTTATTGCTGGATGCGATCTGGCAACCTTGTTCTCGTATGTCCAGCCATTGAGCTTTAGTATTCCTTCAATCTGTGTGTAATCTGATTCATGGCCGTGCTTTTCACCGGCTTTACCTGCAGGGTCGCCATAAATAATAACATGCTTATTGGAATGATTAGTATATTTATCGCAAAATTCAATAGCGGACTGTCTTGAGATGGCAGATATCAACACAATTTCATCTAACAAGAAAAGCGCGTCTCCGCGTATAACACCAATAGCAGACGACAGGGGAGTATAGTTTTGATCATGCATCCAGCACAATTGCTCGTGCGGCAATATCTCTGTGGTCGTATGATTCGCCGTGCTGTAGTCCTCATAGATTCTACCGCCGGCGGTTTCAAAGCTGGCTTCAAATTCTTGCTTGAACTGTCGTTCTGACATTGTCCGGCGACGAGCTGCAATTACATCGGGCGGCAATATCTCCGCAGACTTCCAGTGGTAGACCTTCCACAGCCCATCCTCTGGGTTTAGCTCTGAATACCTGCACATATCATAGTAATGATTTAAGCCATCTGGAACACCAAGAAACCAACACCAAGGTCGGTAGTCAGGGCGTCTTGGGTCGACAGTATCAAGCGCGGGCATGATGTTCTCATATACCGCTGCGCTTTTTACATCGGCAATTTCATCAATTCCACCTCCGGTCCAGTTTATACCCTCTATTCTTTGGGGCTTGTCCAGGCCAACAACATGAATCTCAGATCCATTAGGCAGAAATATCTTTAATTCGGTTTCGCTTGGGGATTTTGGGTGTATTGCTGAAAAGGCTAATAGCTTCATATCATCCCAAAATATCTTTTTAGCCTGATCGCGCGTTGGGGCTGCTGCAAAGTATATTTCGTTTGGATGGGTTAGCGCCTCCCTAGCAAGGAAGCGCTTAAATCGTTCGGTCTTTCCGCTTCGTCTCCCGGCCGGAACCAATGGAAACCGAACACCA